TTCAATTATGCTTATTCCTTCGTTTGAAATGTAGAAAAAAATAACGGCGGTGCGAACTGCACTACCGCTTTTTATTACATTAACATCGATTATATTCCCTATTCCAACTATGATAAAAATAAGAACCTTTTTAAAAATGCCCCTAAATCCTATCTCGCTTGAGAGTTTCCTCTCAAGTACCGCTACCATAACCCCTGTTATATAATCAATAACCACAAAGGTTACAAGTGCATACATAAACCCATCAAGACCTCCTAAAAAATATCCTAAATAGCCACCTAAGGTAGCAGAGATTAACTGTATTGTGTTGTTTTTCATATTAATCATCCTTTCTTAATAATAATCAAAAGCAAAATCTATTAAGTCTATCTCAAATGTATATTGGACCTTCATTGTATTTGCATCCGTTTTTTCAACTGGCTGAGCAAGCTTTGTATGAGCTCCACAGGGTTTTGACGTTGCTAAATAATAAATTCCAAAATATACATAATCATTGTTGGAATATCTATACATTGAAATAAACTTATCAGTCCCTATTATTGGGTATGCAGTTGAATCTGAATAGTCTTCATAATAAAGATATTCTCTATATGCTTCCACCAGATTGCCTTCAGGAGTTATTACTTGATAAAATCCTGCTCCACCCTGTGTTCCATAATATTGTAAATATATTCTATTTTTTGTTCTGTAAATTATATTCCCTATATAGCATCTTCTTTCAACATTTCCACTATTCATTCCTTTAGAGGCAAACCATGTTGAACTTCCTATCTTAGGTTTTAAGTTTAACTCACTTATTAAATTGCCATTTAGATCTAATCTTAATAATCTGTTCGTATATACATATTCATTATTATTTTGTGGATCTTGTCTTGAATTGTATCCATAAACCTCTATATATCCATCACCTGTCATTATTGGGTTTAATGTATAGCCAACATAACTAAAATTCGTATTATATGCGTCTTTAAAAGTTGTTGTTAAATTTATAGGGCCAACAGTTGACAATAATACCCCTACATTACTCCATTTGTAAATTTTTATATATTGATTTGGGTAGCTATAATATGTGTAAAATCCTACAAAATAATCTATTTCTCCATTTTCTTTATATACAGGAACAACATCATTTAATTCTCCTGCAGGAAACGCTCCACCAGAAGAATTAAGTAATTTAATCGCTTTCGAAAAATCCACATAGTAGTCTAGATTTAAATCAAACGGCAGATAAATCTGATGTCCTTTTAAATCATCGGGATATTGAATATAGGTTGTATTAGTTGCACTTGTTATAGTTGCATCGCAGTATGCATATCCTTTATGGTAATCTGTAAATCTTAATGTTCTCCTAAAGCTACCATAACCACCGCTATAAAATATATAATAAATTGCCCAATATTTCTCTTTATAAAAATTTTGTTTTGCATAGATAGTTCCATCTCCATTATTTCTTCCAAATATGGGTGGTCCTATATAAAATTTTTCTCTTTTCGAAGGCTCAGCTCCCCAATATATAGATTCGAATCTTCCATTAGCAGCATGTGTTGGAAAGTCAAATACAAATGTAGCCCTTATTTTCCCATTAAGTATTTCCATTTTACTTTCTAACTTATTTATTGTCCCTCTTAAAGTATCCGTTCCTGAATACTCAGTATTTCTATAAGCATATCCTATTATATTTCCCGTTACTTTTTCTGTGTTTGACGATTCAGGTTTTGTGGAGTCAGTAAGATATATACATTCAAAACTATTATTAAATTGATCTTGGCTTCTGTTATTTATTCCCATTATTCCTCCTGCAAAATGCCTTAAAAATATGTCCTTAAAAAAGAGGTCAGGAATAATGTTCTCAGTGTATGCTTCCTTTACTTTTTTATTTGTTTTTGCATCAAATAATTCAACTAATACTTTTCCTTTTATCCCTCTGTCATCTTTCAGTTTTGTTTCTTTAAAAACTGTGTTACTTAAAAAGTCTTTATTGTATGAAATAACTTCTCTCAAATTACCACCCTCTTATGCAAACATTATTTTTATTTTCTTCAGCTTACATACATCGTCTAATGTAGGCTTATTAAGCAAATATGCAAATCTAATGGTTCTGTTTTCGGTCAATAACTGGTTTAATAAATCCATGTTTAATTGATTTGTGTTGTTTACATCTATGCCTTGATTTAAAAATTGATTAATATCATTGATATCAATTACCTCAAATGCACCACTTGTTTGGTTATAAGTATAATATGAAACTCCACTATCAAAGCTTATTGCTAATCTAATCACTCCATTTGTTGAGATAGGATTGCCATTTGCATCTCTTCTTACAAAACTTGCATCAACTGTTATGCTTGAGATGTTTTTACCTGATGGTATTATAAAATCTGTCTTTTGTTTTATTAATTTAGACTTACTTGTTACAACTTCCTTTGTTTCTAAAATGTATTTGGTAGGATTTGCTTTTTTAGTATCGTTATCCGAATAATAATAAAGCTTTGGATTTCCTAAAATTCCTGAATAACTTTGTGGAATATTATCTAATCCAAAACTTAAAAACATTTCTTCAGTTAGAGGTAAATCACCAATTTTGCTCCATGAACCACCAGAATAAGTTTTTACCCCATCATCATCAACCATAAGGTATTTTTCATTCATTGGAATATAATTTGAATTGTAGTATATCGTATAATTTTTGCCGTCAGCTGTCCCAGGAAAAAATATTAAAGATGCCCCATTGCTTAATGTTAAAGTTTGCGTTCCTACATTAGGGTTGTCAAAACTATTTGTCCCACTATTTGGTATTTTTTCAATTACAAGTCTAATAACGCCTGTTTCAAATAAGGTCAATTCCCAAATTAAATCGTTAGCATTCCAATTAGAATATGATGCGTTCCCTTCCCACCTTATTCTGAAAGTTTTCTTTCCACCTTCAATTTCTAAAGCATAATATAGTTTATTATAACTTGCATCTCTTCTATTTATTTTTAGATGCTCTGTTGCTGAACCAAAACCTACCCAAGAGTTACCTGATGTTCTTAATTGCCTTACAACTGAACCGTTATATTTAAAGTCAAAACCCATATCCGGGAGTGTTACTGTTGTATCATCATTGCTTGTTCCAAAGAGTGTCATCCCACTGTTTCCTTTAGGCTGTGCTGGTGTTTGAACTATCCCCATATAATCACCCCTATACTTCCTTTATTGTTGCGTTTAATGAAACTAAACTGTTATATTCTTCTCTATTTGCAAGATTGACACCATAAATTACACCATTCCCTAATGTGCTTTCAAAAATTCCTTGATTTATATATTCTAATTCCTTAATTGTTGCTCTTTCATAACTTATATATGTTCCATCTGTCTGTTTTTCAAAATCCAAGTCAAAATTAATCCAGCTGTCAAAATCATAATCAGACATTTTATATCTTGAAAAAGTTTCTGATATTCCAACAGATGCTTTTGAAATATTTATATCTATCAAACATTCCAATGATTTAGCCAAGTAATCAGCATATGAATTTGTCTGTGCTATGTCAGGTTTAATATCATTTATTAGTTTTTGAACACTTGTAAGGACTATATTTTGCTTTTGAAGTTCTATCTTACCCAGAAATAATTCATATAAAAATGTTTGTATAACTTCTGCTCTTGGAAGTTTAGGGCTTAATCCGCCTTCAAGGTTTCTACCTTCAATTGTTACCTGAAGATTGTTTTTTTCAATAGTAAATGTTCCATTTGTAGTCTGCATTTCAATAATAAAAGAATGCTGTCCTGCTGTAACCTGCGGCATTGGCAGTGTAACATTTATTATATTATCCCCTGCTGCTACCTTTTGAACTGGCTTTAAATCATAATATTTGTTATCCAACGAAAAGAAAATACTTAATGTTAAATCAGAGCTTGCCTTTCCCGAAATTACAATATTTGCTGTTAAGTTTGTATCTGCTGATACTGAAAAACCTATTATCATAGCTTGATATTTTGTAGCTGAAATATTTATAGTATCTGTATTTCTCTTTAGTATTAATTGGTTTTGTGAGCCCGATATTTTACTATCAATCTTTTCAAGCATTAAATCAAAATCTAATTTTTCAATTATTGTATTTAATGGATTGCCTAATTCAATTTTTGTATTTAAAGGATTTAAAAGGTCAATTCTTTTCTTTATAACCCTGAGCTTTGCTGTAATTCCTAATAGTTCATGCTTAACTTCAACCTCATCACCAAGATTAACTTCTGTAAGGCTTTTAAAGTTTTCATATTCTTTTATCTTAGAAAGCTCTAGAAAGTCCACTTCTATATTTACAAATGGATTTGATGCTTGCTTTATATATTCCTTCGCTAAGTTTCTTAATTCATCCACATCTCCTGTATCAAATTCAACTTTTTTAACTATTGGATATGATAAAATCTTAGCAACATCACCTTCAGCTTCAATATATCTTTCAGGAAGAACTAAATTATCTTTCCCTATTGGATACACCTTTGTTGCAAAATTATTAGTATCAATTATGGCCCTCATTCCTTTTATGTTCTTACCATACTTTATTAATATCCCTGAATTAGTTCCTAATTGCTTAAGTATTTCAATATTAAAATTATCTCTTTTCACTTCTCCGCCATAATATTGAAGTATTTTAAAGAAATCTTCAAGTGCATTTACATTCCTTATACTAAATGGATAAATGTTCTCCTCTGGTGCTGTAAATTTAAAAACTGCCTGTGCTTCAGGTGGGATAGTTCCTTCTATTGCTTCTTTCATATTTGCATTAACAAGTGTTGCCGCTTCTATAAAATAAAAAGCAAGGTCGTAAAATATATGCCTTGCCCATACCTTTATTTTCCCTATTTTTTCAACTTCTCTTTCTACCTTATATATGCGGAATAGCTGTCCATTTGCCTTTATAATATTAAACTCAACTAAGTAATTAGCTTTTTTAGAGTTTGCTGGATATTCTAAATATAAACTGTATTCACCATTTAGTTCTTCTGTTATTTCAGCTACTATACACTCGTCTAAAACACCAAGTCCTATATTTTCAAATTCACCCTTTTTAGTTTTCTTGTCATAAACACAAATCACTACAACCACCGCCAGTTAGGTAAGATCTCAACCTTTGATACATTTCCTGTCCATTCTATGATATTGTTACCCACTTTTAATACTGGAAGGGTTCCACTAACTTTTGAATTTAAGTTGTTAAGGTCATCATCATAGCAGTCATAGAGTGTAGAATCTATAATTATTTTATTCTGCAGACTATTAATTTTTAATTCATCACTATTAACTTTAAATGTTATATCTCCTGAGCCATAAACATAAATTTTAGGTAAACTATATATCGTTCCTGGATTTATTAAATTAGTTCCATTTTGAGTTATTGTAATTACGTTGTTTGAAACTGCATATTTAAATGGCCTACAATTAAATATGATTATAAATTTTGAAGAATACCTTAAAACCTGTTTAAACTCTATTGAATTTACAACCTGAGCTATATACTTTTTATCATTCTGGAATGAAAATATTAAATCACTCTCTCCTGAATTAAAAAGCCATGCAGTTATTTCATCTATTTTTAGAATAATATTTTCTCCTGTTATTGAACATTCAACGACAATAGTAATATCCTCATAGGTTCCTTCATCATATCTTAAACTTGAATCTCTACCTGGAATATCAATATACGAAACTCTTCTTTTAGGTGATGGGATAGTAGGCCTTGAAGTTATTAAAATACCATAGTCTAAACAACTATCTTTCCCTGCAAAATTAAAGCTAAGCATTACCTCCCACCCCTTCCAAGTGAAATACGCTGTCTATAAAATTCAAGTTCATATGCAAGGTGTTCTATATCTTTATCTGAATTATTGTAAAAGTTCTGTATGTGTAAAGTTAAACCTCCACTATTATTTCCTTTTGCCTTTTCAATTGCTCTTGCCATAATTTCATCTAATCTATCAATTGGTAAAACAGCCTCACTTCCTGCCTCTCCGACACCAATTATACTCGGTCTTGTAAAGATTCCCCCGCTTGCATACCAATTAACTTCTAAGTAAGGAACACTCGGTGGTTTTAAGCTAAATTCACCTTTTATCGAAAAATGCGGCAGCTTTATTTTAGGTATTTTAAAATCAAACATATCAGATAACTTTTCTTTAATAGAAATTGCTATACTTTTTATTTTTTCAAAAACCTCTCCCAATTTTCCACCTGTTATGCTGTTTATAAAGTCAAAACCCTTGCCCCAAACTGCTTTATAGCCTTCAATATAAGTTCCTATAATTCCTTTTATCCCACCTCCATGTTCATTTATTGTGTTTTTAATGCTTCCCCATACATTAGATGTTTTAGTTTTTACATTTTCCCATGCGTTTGATATATTTTCTTTTATAGAGTTAAATTTTGATGCAATGTTTTCTTTTAAATTGTTTATAGATTCTTTTATACTATCCCAATTTTTAATTAGTAAGACTCCAACTGCAATAATACCTGCAATAGCCATAGCAGCAATTCCAACAGGCCCAGTTAATGAAGCAAAAGCACCTCCTAAAGCAGCAGATGCACCACCTGCTGTTGCCATTGCCCCTGATACACTTCCTATTACAGTTGAAAGAGTACCTGCTATGCTTATTACCTTACCAATAATTCCAATTACAGGCCCTACTGCTGCAACAATTAGCCCTATTTTTACAATCATCTCCTGCTGTTCTTTTGTCATCCCTTGAAATTTATCCATTAATGGCTTTATTACTCCTATTAACTTTTCAAGAACTGGTATTAGAATCTGTCCAAATTGAATACCAAGCTGCTCTGCCTGCTCTTTCATAACCCTAAGTTTATTGGTTGGAGAGTCCATGGTTCTTGCAAGGTCGCCCTGAGCATTTTTAGTTGATTCCATAATTACCCCGTATCTTGCCATCACCTTTTGCTGTTCAGTTAATGCTTCGCCTTGTTTTGCTATTCCATGAGTGTATGCATAGGTTTTTATAGTGTTATCGTTAACTAATATTCCTAAAGCCTTTAATGGCTCAGCTTCACCCGATATTCCAGACTTTAATTTTTCAAATGCCTCTTCTGGTTTTAGATTGTAAAATGAAGCCATATCATAGGAAAGCTGAGTAAGCCCCTCTGACATTTTTAATGCTTCCTGTGATGTCAAGCCCATACTTGTTAGCATTGAATTGTATGTTGCTACATTTTTTCTTACATTATATGCATTAAGTCCAAGGGCCTTTGATGTTTCCTCTGACCATTTTCTTGCCTCATCTGCCATAGCACCCATTGAAACTTCAAAGAGGTTTTCAGATTCAACAGCATCCATAGCCATTTTTGTAGCAGCCGTCCCAATTCCTACAAGAGGTAGTGTTACTGCTGTTGTAAGTTTACTTCCTATTGATGACATATTATCTCCTATCGACTTCATCTTCTCTCCTGCACTATTCATACTTTGGGACAATTTATACCAAGCAGAGCTTTTTTCTTTAAGCTCTTTAGTTGTATTTTTAAGTTCTTGTTCCATTTTATTAAGTTCTGCTGTTGCATAATTAAGTTTAATTTTTAAATTTTCAGTAGCCTTGGCATCTTCGCCCTTTGCATCAACACTTTCTTTATATGCCTTCTCTAATGCTGCTACTTTATCTTTTTGAAGTTCAATCTGCCTATTTAAACTATCTGCTTTAAGTTTTAATCCTTCTGTTGAATTTCCAAAGTCCCCAAGTTTTGTTGATGCCGCAGCAAATTCACTTTGAACAACCTTTAAGCTTCTTTGTATTTTAGATACACCCTCTTGGAATCCTCTATCATCAAGTCCTATTCTTGCAATTACAGTATTAGCATCCCTTGCCACCATCTCACCTCACTGTTAAAAAATAACGTTATCTATATAGTCAAATTCCTCTTCTACCTCTATTCCATTTACTCTTTTATATACATTAAATAGTGCTTGTAACTTCTTAGGTGTGCATTTCCAAAACTCGTCTTCACTCATCTTCAAGATATTTGTTGCTAAATACAAAAGCCACTCCCAATCCCACGAATCTTGATTGGTGTGGCTTAATGTTCCCCCATATCTTCTTCTACCTCTGGCATAGCAATATTAAGTGCTTTATTAATTGCCAAACTTAAACCTTCTAATTTATCTAATGTTATCATTTGTCCTATTTCTTTTAATGTAATATTTTCATCCTGAGCTTTAATCGTTGCATATATTAACGCTCTTATTGCTTTGAATTTCTTATTTTGCAAATCTTCAAATGCTTTATTTATATCTCCATAAACTTCTTCTAACTCACAGAAGGTGTTCATATCAAATTTTAATTCGTATTCTTTATCCTGTAATTTTATTTTTACGCCTTTGTTTTTTAATTCTGATGCTTTCATAGAATCTCTCCTTTCTATTTAAATAAAAAAGAGGTTTCGTAACCTCATTACATTAAAGTAAGTTAATAACTAATATCCAAAATTAACGGCATATGATCACTAAGATGAATCCAATCTTCAAATTCTCCTATTTGTATGTTTTGAACCTTCTCCTTATCATAAAAAAAATAGTCTATATGATATCCCTTTTCCTTTTTTCTATACAAATAAAAAGTAGGTTTACTCTCTTTACCTTGAATTTCATTTTCTTTATAGTGATAGCAACTACTTAGACCCAAACCTTCTAACATTTTTACCATCACTGTATGGTTTCTTCGTTTATATTGCTTATCCCAACAACTGTTACTGTTGAAATCACCACAAATTAACATGTTTTCTAATTTTTCTTTATATATATTTAAATAAACATAAATATCTTCTACATAGTTGCCACAACCCCAAATTCCTAATAAAGAAAATTTGTTGTTTATTTCACATGAAATAAACCATTCTAAGCCAAATGATTTCCAGTTATTATTTTTTAAAGTGATACCATCTTTCACAAAAATCCCTAATCCTTTATTTTTAAATCCTGTCCATATATAATTACTAGCAAATTTTTTATACCCATTGTCTTTTGTTGTTTGAGGGTCTTCGCATTCTTGAATAACATAAATATCTGCATCTAGTTTTTGAATAGCATCATATTTCCCCCTAAATGCTCCATTGCAATTCCACGAAACGATTCTCAATTTTACCATCACCTCTTATCCTATCAACAAAATTTACATTATTTAAACATTATTATATACTCACTTATATTTTATATTACTTATTTTTGAAAATATATTCAACTTATAATATTGTATTTTATACATTCGGCTCATTCACAACTGCATCAAACCATCCATTTATAATACTTGCATCCACTCCCTGTTTATCTTCATCAGCTATAAACCTATAGTTCCCATCATAATCCCTTGAATAAAATTTACCCTTAAGCTTTGCACTTTGGGCCTTTGGCTTTTCTGCTTCAGTATCATATTCATCTGATACAAGTTCAAATTTGCCTTTTAAAAGCCACACATACCTATACTTACCATTAGTCTTTTTAGATTTAAAACCCATTGCAATTGTTGGTGCTAAATCATCTTTACTTTCAATTAAAACGCCTTTAACAACCTTGGCACCTTGAAGGATTGCTCTACTTTCAAGTGATAGCTGATTCAATTCTATTTCAACGTCTATTCCTTCAAATGAAGATATGACATCCTCTACTGAATCATCAGAATAAATGTTTTCAGAAGTTATTTTAGGTGTTATTTTTGCACTAATTGCCCTCTCAAGTTTTATTGGTGTTTCATAAGTAACTCCTGTTGAATCGTCCTTAGTAAGCTTTGCTATATGAATATCTCTAAGCCCTATCTGCCTTGCCATATTATCACCTTACCTTTCTTCAAGATAATAAAATTTAAGACCTTTATGATAGATTTTTGTATCTTCCTCATAAAGGTCTACTTCATTTATTCTTTTAAAGCCTATCTTTGTTAACTTTTCTTTTACCTTTTTCACTAATTCTTCATAATCATTCTTTGACCATATATCAATTTGAACATAATGAGCTGTTAAAGTTTCTTCATCATCCTCATATTCTTCTCCCGTTTCAAAGTATTCATGAAAAGTAATATAAGTTTCTGCTTTTCCGCTATACTTTTGAAAGGTAACTGGAACATTAAGAGGCTTTAGTGCTTCAACTATTATACTACGAATCATCCTCAAGCCCCCTCTTTAACTCCTCTACAATAATTTCATTTATTTCTTTTTTATTTTCTAATACAGAATTTTCAGCCCAGTGCTGTGCAGGAATTTTACTTGTTCCCCATTCAGTAAATTTAGAATAAAAAAACTCCGAATTATCCCCTTTATTTGGCCCGATTTTTATATAATCTACTCCATTTTCCTTCTCTATATCTGACATCTTTATATTATCCGCCATATGTTTTTTATTTAGAATGGATCTTGGTGCCTTCTTTTCCATAGCATTTTTGACAAGTGTTCCAGCTTTTATTAACGTATTCTTTTTAATAACTTCTCCCTTTGTCCCAAGTTTATTAACTCTATCAATAAGTTCCTGCATACCTTCAAGCTCTATTTTAGCCAATGCTTTCAACCTCCAAAGCCCTTATTTCAATAAATCTATTTTCATACTTTATATTATCTATGAAGGTTATTTCATATTGTTTTCCCTTAAAGGATATTCTCATACTATTATCTATCCCATCTATATACCTTATTGTAAACTTTACAGTTTTTTCTGCATTTAAAGTTGCAGCTTCAAAGTATTCTCTGCCATAGAGGTTTGATATGGATGCCCAAACTGTCTTAAAATTTTCATAGGTTTCTGTTTCAAAACCATTATCATCAGTAATTTTTACTGGTTTTAGTATTATAATTCTATGCCTCATATCACCAATATTCAATCTTTCACCACCTTGGAACCCAAAAGGGTCTTAATAGTGATGATACTCCAAAGGGAATTTCCTTATAGTCCTTTGTTGTTAGATTCTCTCTATTTTCGTAAAAGTGGGATGTTAATATAAGAATCGCTTGCTTAACTGGCATAGGTGCATCTGTATAACCTGCCCTGTATTTTATTTTTATTGAACCAAACCTATCTAATGTTTCTTTAGGCCATCCTCTCTCTAAACTTGGGTATATTAAACTTTCATCATATCCTTTTAGAACATAATAGTCATATCCTTCGTTTAATTTTAATTCTTGGTTATTTTTATCAACACATAAAACTTCCAATACTTCAATAAGAGGCGGCATTGGAAGTTCAACATATGAATACTTTTCTTTTGGATTTGTTATATACTCATAAGTTTTCCCTACAAAGCTTCTTCCTGTAAATATCTCCGCATACTCCCTTGCGGCTTTGATATATGAAAAGATGAGGATGTCCTCATCATCCCCATCAATTCTTAAATGACTCTTTGCTTCCTCCAAAGATACAACTTCATCTGTAGGGCCTTCAATAACTCTAAGGTTCATTTAACCACCCTCATTCTGAATATCTTGGGTCGTCTAATATAGCATAAATTGCACCTACAACAGTTGAACCGTCAATTTTAGTTAAATTTAGCTTTATTCTATCAACTTCCTTTGAAGCTAAGAGCATATCGCTTACCTTTACCCTATAAAACTTGACTGCACCTGATGTTCCACCAACTGTTATTGTTTTACCTGATTCTTCAACTTCAACAAGCTCATTATTCTTTTCAGCAAATAAAAAAGGAACATCAAGGGCCTCTCCATCTACACCTTTTCTACCTTGTATTGTAACTGTAGATGTCCCTTCTGCTCCTTCTCCACTTTCTATTAAAAATGTTACTTCCTTATAGTTTTTAAGTTCTATCTCATTTGTGCTAACAGGTGATGAAAATATCGTCCCTGGCACTTTTAAATCAACTATCTTCATTCTCTATTACCCCCTTAGTTTCTCTTTGCAAGTGCTACAAATGGGCTTATTGCCCCGCTTCCCTTATAAGGCATTAGCGGCTTATTCCATAGTGGCTGTCCATCTACTCTATAAATAAACCTAAATACATTCTCATCATAAAGGAATCTTACATGAATTGAGCTTGCAGCATTTATTCCACCTTTATCAATTAAAACATACTGGCTCATATCAGCTAATATAATATCCCCTACTTCTCCAACTTGTGAGCACTGCTCAATTGGAACAACTGGCCTTCCAAGAAGTGTAGCATATGGTGCTTCAGATAATCCCCCTGCTGGAATATATACTGGTTTATCTCCAACCTTTAAGGTGTATAAAATAGGCTCTAATTCTTGATTTACAAACCATACAGCATTTGACCTGCTTCTTGCCCACAGTCTTGCCCACATATTAAGTAAATTTTCAACAGTTATTATATCTGTTTGTCCATTATCCTTTGGAACCTTTACAAGTGCATCAGAGTTTAATATTCCAAGTGGCTGGCCGCTGCCTGTTCCGTTTATAATGGCATCATCAATTTTAAATCCAAACTCCTCTGCAAATGCCTGTCTAATTACACTTTCAAGTGCAGCAGCATCCTGAAGTAGTTCATCTGTTGCATAGCAAAGACCTGTTAGTTTCTTTAATGATAGGTCCATAGTTCTAAATTTAGGCTTTGATGCTACAATCTGTTCTGCTTCATTTTCCCAGTAGGTTTGAACACCACCCCATCTTGAACCATTGGCTCTACTTGTTTCATCAACTGCGTTTATTTTTAATCCATTAGAATTAGTTGATATTGGTATTCTTCTAACCCTTGATGCTAATATACCTGTTTCATAAGTTCTTTTTAAAAGTTCTGATACAAAATCCTTTTGAACTAAAAATCCTCCATCTGAAGGAACTGATTCATTAAGCCCAAGTGCTGCCCTTGTTGTTAGTCTTGAGTCAACTTTCCCATCTGGTGCAGCGGCCCTATACACAGCCATTAGCTGTTCTCCAAAGGAATTAAACCTTTTTTCATCCTTAACTGGTTCATTTTGAATAGGTTCTCTGTCTTTAACAGTGTCAACCACCATAAACTTTCTTACATTTTCAATAGTATCGTCCCATCTTTTTATGCCTTCTTCATATTCTTTTATTCTCTGTTCCTCTTCTTCAGTTAGGTATCTTCCTTCTCTTTCGGCTTTTTCAATAAGTTCAACTGCCTTTAGCCTCAGTTCTTCTCTTTTTGCCTGCATTTCTTTAATCTTATCCATTTTATCTACCTCCTGTTTTTAAGTAATAAAAAAAGTGCCTAATTTAAGCACTACTTTCCTAAAAGTTCATATTTTTTCTTTAATAGCTGCAACTTTTTAATATTTTTCATCCTTTCTTCATCAATTCTTGTTTGTTTTCGCCTGTTGTATTCATCTAAAATGGTTCTTACCCCAACATCTGTTTCAGTATAGGCTGGAAATGTTACTGGTGATACATCAAATAGCTTTACTTTTACAAGCTCTCTAACGTCTATTCCATCCTGATAGCCCCATCTATCCTCTAAAACTGTAAATCCAAAGGACATCTGGCTAATATCGCCCCTTTCTATTGAAACTAAAAGGTCTCTTGCCCACTGTGTATCAGGTGGAATTATCCTAACCTTTAACCCTTTTTCATCTTCTTCTAAAAATAGGGTTCCTGATTTGTTTCTTCCAAGGACAAAATTTGTGTCATGATTAAAAAGTGCCCTTATATCGTCCTTCTCTATGCTCTCTTTAAATGCTCCTTTTAAGACTTTTTCTTTGAAAGGCACTAAAAAGCCAATCTCTTCGCTCCATTTTTCAAAAACTGCTGCATGTCCTTCAATAACTCTGACTTCGTCACTATCTTGCTTTGTATTATTAACCCTTAATTCTTCAAGATTTATCGTCCTTCTCTCCATCTGCCCCATTAAATTTTTCACCACCTTCCCCATCTTTTGCTTTATTTGCAGGTATCATATTGCCATTTACAAGATAAATATCCCCTCCTTGGCCATCAGGTATTGGGTTCATATCCTCTAATTCTCTAATATCATTAGGTGATAGCCAGCCATTTTGCCTTCCTATCGCATATCCTTCCATTCTTGTCTTAAAATCACCCCTTAAAAGGCCATCTACTGTGAATTTAGGAAAATATATTCGCCTTTCTCCTTCATTAAGAAGGCATTTTGATATGGCTTGTTCCCATCTTACAAGGTATGGCCTTACTGTATGAACAACAAATTCAATTGATTGATGCTCAATATTGCTAAATGTGGCCCTTTCTAAATCACCAATCATGTGAGGTGGAACCCTAAATATTCTACATATCTCATTTAATTGAAATTTTCTTGTTTCTAAAAACTGTGCATCCTCTGGCGGAATTCCTATTTCATGATATTTCATTCCTTCTTCTAATACTGCAATCTTATGTGAGTTTTTTATCCCTTTATATACCTCTTCCCAAGACTTTCTTAGTCTTTCAGGGTCTTTTACTATTCCAGGATGTTCAAGTATTCCACCCGGCCTTGCACCATTTGCAAAGAACCTTGCCCCAAATTCTTCAGTTGCAATTGAAAGTCCTATTGCTTCCCTTGCCATTTGAATTGGTGAATAACCCTTAAACCCATCAAATCCAAGGCCTACTATATGAAATACTTCTTCCTTTTGAAGAACAACTTCACCAATATCAGTTAAGTATCTATATGCAAGCTTTCCTGTTTCTTTATCCCTTTCAATTTCCATTCTATTTGGCATTAAAGGCCAAAGCTCTATTATTTCACCCTTTGAATTTCTAATTATCTGTGCATAGGCATTACCCCATAAAAGTAAATGGGTCATCAATGTTTCTCTAAAGGTAAAGCTTGTCATTTCAGGGTTTGGCATATCGTGAAGTAAAAAATACAAAGGGTGGTATGTTGCCTTTTCTTTACCTCTATCAAGTCTTTTATATAGAGATAAGGGAAGGCTTGCAACAGATTCTGCTAAAACTCTAACACAAGCATAAACTGCTGTTGTTCTCATTGCAGCTTCTTCACTAACATCTACACCTGCATTTGTTGGAATTTCTATATCCTCACCAAGCAAAAATGCTCTTATTCTATCTGATATGGGTGCTGCTCTTGCCTCTTTTTTTGATAAAAATGGTATTCGCATTAAGTCACCTCCTGAAATTGGGTATATAAAAAGCACCTTTAAAAGGTGCATAAGTTTAAATTCTTACTTAAATTATTTCATTTTTATAAACTACTTTGTTTTATTCTTCTAAATTCATCTCTTAAAATAGCATATTTAATTGCATTTCTTATAAATTGTCTTGTATTCTTTTGTTTCCATAATATTTCTTTGTTACAATCAAATGTTCCAAGTATTATATTACCATTAGAATCTACTAACGACATATCTTTACTTTTTATATATTCAATAAGTTCTTTCCTTTTTGCTGCACCATTTTTCCCAATTGTTATAGTTCCATCATGCCATATAGTAAATTCATTACCTTTAATCTTTGTATATTTATCCAAATTGAGTTGCAATGAATTATGTCTTTTCTCAAAATCATCAATAGAAACTACAAAAATTGTATTTCCGTTTCTGTTACCAAATTGTGGATGGTCAGTGCATTTTAATGAACCAAAAATAGACATACTTATAATTTGATTATTTCCTTGTTCATCTTCTAAGATAAAATATCTATAATCACCTTCCCAAATTCCGCCCCCTGCATTTCCAAATGAAGTATAGCGATGCCCATCTTCTATAATCTTCAAATCTTCAAAATTTATAGGTGAAAATTTTTCTCTTGTATCATGTAAAAATCCTGCTAAATTAAAAATTAAAGGATATAAACGTGTATCTGTGTCCTCTCCGATCCATCCTAATTCTTCAAACTCCTTAATTGTTTTTTCACAAATTAATTCACTAAAATTAGGTCTTTCCCATCTCCCAAAATCACCATATATATATTTAAACTGTCCTCCACTTAAAATTTCTTTATATTCAGGTATCTCTTCTATATAGTAATATTCTTTAGTTTCATCGTCAAATACAACAGCATAAGTGTTATTACCATTTGTAATTACTATTATTGCAGCACCTAATATTTCATTATATTTAATCGCCTGTTTCCATACCTCATCAATAAGAGGAACATTAGGTGCTTTACATTCAACAAGAATTAATGGAATTAAGTATCCTTCATTATTTTCTGCATAAACCACTATGTCAGCTCTGCCTTTAGAACCCTTTTTGAAATGTACCATTGGAACTTCAACTTCAATTTTGTTTTTAGGCACTTTTAACTCTTCGATTAAATATCTAACAAATTTTTGTCTTACTATTTCTTCTGGTGTTTCTAATACAAGTATTTCTCTTATAATATCAAAAATGCACTTTTTATTATATCTAAAATATTCTCTTCCAATTTCATAGTTGTTAAAATCAATATTCAAAAAGAAATCATCCAATTTCATCCCCCCAATCATAAAAACACCATTCATCTTTATTATAAAAAACTTAAGAAATTTTTACAATAAGTTGATTTTCTAAAGCACCAAAATTCCTCTATCATCATAAACAGACCCTGCGTTTTGATTCCTTAAAGCCCTATCAAGTGCCATAATTAATGCAACTGCACCATCAATCTTTTCAGTTGATTTTTCTTTATCAGGCTTTATGTTTCCTGCAGGGTCAGTCTTTATATAAATATTGTCCATCATCCATCTTAATACCGGGTTGCCTCCATGAGCTATCTTTTCTTCAAGTGTTAACTTCATTAATTCCTTTGTTGGTGGTGACATGTCCTTATATCCCTGCCCAAATGGAACAACTGTAAATCCTAATCCTTCAAGATTTTGAACCATTTGAACTGCACCCCACCTATCAAAGGCTATCTCTTTTATGTTATACTTAGTCCCTAAATCTTCTATAAAACTTTCTATGAATCCATAGTGTATCACATTACCTTCTGTTGTCTTTATAAACCCTTGTTTTTCCCACACATCATAAGGTACATGGTCTCTTTTTACTCTAAGTTTTAGATTTTCTTCTGGTATCCAAAAGTAAGGCAAAACATAATATTTATCATCTTCGTTAAGTGGTGGAAATACCAAAACAAAGGCTGTTATATCCGTTGTACTTGAAAGGTCAAGCCCTCCATAACATATTCTTCCTCTTAATCTTTCAGGGTCAACTTCAAATGCACATTTATCCCATTTATCAAGAGGCATCCACTTTATATTTTGTTTTAACCACATATTAAGTCTTAGTTGTTTAAATAATGCTTCTTCTACCGGGTCTTGTTTTGCCTGTTCAAAATGTTCCCTTACCCTTTCTATTGTTAATGTATATCCTAAACTTGGATTAGCTTTATACCAATTTTTTTCATCTTCCCAATCTTCTCCTTCTTCAAGCCCATAAATAATAGGGAGAAAAGTATTATCTATTCTTCTTCCTGCTAATATATCTTTTGCTTTTTGATGCATCTCCCATCCATAGCCACTTAATTTATCTCCAGCAGTGGTAAGGTAAATAAATAGTGGCTGTTCCCTTGCATCCCCTGAACCTGTGGTTAACATTTTGGCAAGGTCTGCATTAGGGTATGTCCATATTTCATCTAATATAACACAAGAAACATTAAGTCCTGATTTTGATTTAACATCTGAACTCAATACTTGATAAAAACTACCTGTTCTTGGATAAACTATTCTCTTTGTAGAACGAATAATTTTTGTAACTCTTGAAAGTGTCCTATTACCTTCTACAAAATTTACACTTGTATTAAATATTATACTTGCCTGCTGGCGGTCGCATGCTGCAACATATACTTCTGCATTTGATTCTCCATCAGCACATAGCATGTAAAGAGCAATAGCTGCGGCGATTTCCGACTTTCCTGATTTTTTGGGAATTTCTACATAAACTGTTCTGTATTGCCTTGTACCATCTACCCTTATTGTCCCAAATACTTTTTTAATCAAATCAAGTTCCCAAGGAAGTAGTTTAAATGGCTGCCCTGCCCATTTACCTTTTGTTAGCTTTAATTGCTCTATAAATGTAATTACTCTATTAGCCTTTTCCTCTGAGTAAGGCATTCATTTACCCCCTTTTTATATAAAAAAAAGAACCTTTGTTATTAAAGGCTCTTTATAAAATATAAATTATTCATTTATTCTTCTCTTTCATCCAACTCATATCTCCACATTCCCGCATATATTCTAATATCAATCTATCAACTTTTTGACTTTGTTTAACAACTTCATCAGAAGTTCTTTCAATATCACCCTCAAGCATTCTATTTAATTTATTCATTTCTTTTAATAATTTTTCTTTAGTGATAATAGTTCTCCCCCCCCATTTTATTTTTTATTATACCACCTTTTATAATTAAAATTTGTCAATCTATGTTTGAAAATGTTGTCAAATAAAATATTTTTATTTACTTTTTAGTAACATCTCCATTGGGTCATCATTTTCTGTTAATTTATCATTAGCAACAATTCTTGAACGTGATGAAGGCGTTAATCCAAACTCTGAGCAAAAGTCCTTCATAATTTTAAGATATGTCTGTGCAATCGAAACCTGCGGCACCTGCTGTATATATCCAGATGGTGTCTTAAATATAGTTCCATGCTTCGATAAAAATTCTTCTGCTTCCTTCCACCTTGCATAGGCTTGGCAGTATCCTGCAAATGCAGCTGCATCAACTTCAGTTAATATACCAAGAGTTTCTAATACCTTTGACATCCTTCTCCATTCTTTCTTTGCTTCCTTTTCAAGCCATGATGGACATTTAGGTGCTTTATTTTCAGGCTTTGGCTCTGCTTTATTTAAAGGTCTTTTACCTGGATTGCCTTCAATAACTTTAAGTGCAGTTGGCTTTGGTTTTCTTCCCCTTGTTGCCACAAGTTTCACCTCCCCCTTTGAAAAATAAAGAGCCTACACCCGTAGACTCTCAAACCTTTTTTCTTTCCCCTTCAATTCACTTGTAGTTATAATTACCTCTTTTAATTTCTTCTAATTCTGCTTCTACTGCTTTCTTATAATCTTTCCTTTTCATTTCCTTTTCCTTGCAACTTAAGCAAATGCAATCCTCATTATACATTGACATTATCCTTCCGCCCTTCAAACTTCCACCACAGCGGTCGCAGGTTTCTTGAATAAAAAATTTATCCATTACTCTGCACTCCCTTCCCTTGAAATTTTTCTAAATGCACTGTTCCCATCAAGATTTGAAAGAAGTGTTTTTCGTATCTGTTTATATTCATCTCCATTCATACCAAGCCTAATTAGCCATGTTCTAAAAGCGTATTTAGGATTATCCTGCTGCGACTGTTTATATGATGCATATTTTAACTTTTGGGCATTTAAATTTATAAACGATGCAAGTTCCATAAAAGCCTTTATTTTCTCACTGGTTATATCTTCACCTAAAAGCTTAAATGTAAATGTTCCTTTATCAAAATCAAAGTATATTCCTTTTAAACCATCAGTTCCTAATTCATTGATAGCATCTTTAAATTCTTCTAAATTCTCTATTTTCTTTGAATTTAAGTTTTTTATAAAGGACTCATCAATAAAATGTTCTTTTAATTCTAATGCTTTAACAATTAGGTGCTGCTTGCTGTAAATCATATTTAAAACATTTTTAAGAGTTCTACCCGTATACTCTTCTATTGGAAATTCTAAATTAACACTATCAAGGGCAAATTCCTCTTTAGGTTGCCTTGATTTTAAAATCTCATCAAGTGTAACAATTCTTCCTCCCAATGTTGTAATATTACCTTGCCTGTCTATTGTGTAAGTTTCATCTTCTGTTTCAATTTCATAAGCAAAACTTGGTGCTCCAAGATACTTTGCGGGATAATTTAAAATCTCGCTTAAAGTTTTAACCATTTCTTTTCTATCCATATTCATTCCTCCCTGTGTTTTTTGTTACTACATTAATCACTCTGAACACAGGTAAAGTCAAGTTAATTGTTTTAATAAAAAATAGAGGCTTAATGCCTCTTGTTATTGTATTCATTTTCAATTTTATATGGATTTGGTGCTATTTCATATCCTAATCTTTGAAGAATGGTACTTTCACCTAATGTTACAATCCAATAATATCCGTCATCTCCATGCATAACTGTCATTGGTTTTAAAGCTCTATAAGTATAATCCCATGCATTCTTTAAGTTTGTAAATCTTGTTGCTCTCCTTATTATTTCCTCTACTCTTTTTTCACTTGCCATTTTAATTCCCCTCCCTGTGTTTTCTTTACTACATTAATCACTCTAAACACAGGTAAAGTCAACTTTAAACTAAATCTTTATATAAAATCTTTTCACCATCCCTTATTAAAAACACATTATCAGCATCCTGCGTATATTCTAAATACCTTTTCACTATAACATCACAATATTTAGGGTCAAGTTCCATCATGCAGCATATTCTTCCTGTTTCTTCAGCAGCTATCAAAGTTGAACCGCTTCCACCAAAGGGGTCAAAAACAATGCAGTTTGTCATGCTACTGTTTTTTATTGGGTATGCAACTAATGGCACTGGTTTCATTGTTGGATGTTCTGCATTTCTTAAAGGCTTATCGTAGTTCCAAATAGTCGTCTGTTTTCTGTCTGAATACCACCTATGCTTCCCTGTCGGCTTCCACCCATAAAGGATTGGCTCGTGCTGCCATTGATAATCAGATCTTCCTAAAACCATGCTGTTCTTGGCCCATATGCATACATTAGCAAGATGAAATCCTGCCTCTTTAAATGCCTTTCTAAAATTAAGGCCTTCAGTATCCGCATGAAAAACATAAACCGCAGCACCATCGTCTAGAACTTCATAAATGTTTTTAAACGCTGATAGCAAGAATTCATAAAATTTATTATTATCCATCTTATCATTCATAATCTTTAGCTTATCCTCTGTTCCACCTTCGTAATTTACATTGTACGGAGGGTCTGTAACGCATATATTTGCTTTCTTTCCATCAAGCAAAGTTAAAACATCATGAAGAAATGTACTATCCCCACACATTAATCTATGCTTTCCAAGCAGCCATACATCACCATATTTGCTTATCGGTTCTTTAATATCTTCTAAAGCCTTATCAGCATCAAACTCATCATCCTTTATTTCTTTATCATGAACCTTTGAAAATATTTCTTCTATCTCTGCGGCCTCAAACCCTGTTAATGAAACATCAAACATTGATTTATCAAGTTCTTCTAAAAGGTCTTTTAATAAAGGCAAATCCCAATCACCATGAATTTTATTAAGTGCTATATTAAGGGCCTTTTCCTCTTGCTCACCTAAATCAACTACTACACAATCAACTTCTTTATATCCTTCGTTTTTTAAAACAGTAAACCTTTGATGCCCACCTACTATATTGCCTGTTCTTTGATTCCAAATAATAGGCTCAACATAACCAAATTCTTTTATTGACCTTTTAAGCTTTTCATATTCAGCCTCTCCAGGCTTTAACTTTTTCCTTGGGTTATATTTAGCTGGATTTATCTTATCAACTGCTATCTTTTTTACCTCCACAAAATCACTCCCCCTAAACTAAAAAATTTGCTTTAAAATACCCTATGTTTTGAAACCCTGAAACCTTGATTTTTCAAAGGCTGACGCCACTTAACCCCCTCCCTGTAATTTCGCGAATTTTCGTGTAGAGGGGCCCGCCCGACCTTGTGGCTCAAGGCATAGAGAATTATACCCCCCTACCCTATACCCTAAAAGTAAACCATCGCTTATTCCTGCCCTTGTCTAAATCTGTTGATATTTGTCTAAATTGTCCACATAATTAACATGTTATCCACATTTTCTTTCAATATTTATACAATTTATCTTTCTCTCCCCACCTACCATCTTCTTTAGCTGTTTTTCTATCATGGCACTCCTTACAAAGAGACTGCAGGTTATCCTCGTCCCAAAACAGCTCTTTGTTACCCTTGTGGGGTATGATGTGGTCAACTACCTCTGCTGCAGTAACAACTCCATGTCTTTTACACTCTTCGCACAAAGGATTTTCTTTTAAAAACTTTATTCGCAGTTTCTTCCATCTCGTGCTATTGTATAAATACTTGTAGGTTCTATTGTTTCTGTTATATTCACTTTCCATTTCCTTCTCATGCCTTTCACAATACCTACCATCGGTAAGTTCAGGACAGCTTGGATAACTACAAGGACGTTTCGGCTTTCTTGGCACAGTTTCCACCTTCCTTTAAACAATAAGGGAACATGCAAAACACCAACTCTGGTGATAGCCATGTTCCCCATACGCATTTATAGCATTTACTTTTCTCACGTTTTGTTTTTACTTTTACCTTCATAAGTTTATCCTCCAACGAAAAAAGCCCTGAATTTTTCTTCAGAGCTTTTAAAAACTTATTTTATTTCCGCAGCTTTTACATGTAATATAAATTCTCCCATCATCGCTGGAAACAATAGTGAACTTTTCATCTATTATTTTATCACTCAAGTTATCTTCCAAAGTTAATCTCTCACCACAGTTACCACAAACAAGGATAAATTCATTATTTTTCATTTGCCCCACCCCTAGAATCATTATTTAAAAACCCTTTACCACAACTTATGTATCCAACACTACTTTTTATTTTATTCAAAGTCATAGAAAAAGCTCCAAAGCATTGTAACTTTAGAGCCCAAAACACTGCGTTTACTTGTATTTATTTCCTCGGCATATTCTACATCCATACCTTTGCATTTTAATAATATCATAAATCAAGAGTGGCTTTCAATGTCTTTTAGTGGCTTTTAGTGGCGTGTTTTAAATTTATTTTACATTTTCCTAAAGCTCTTTTATGAAGTTTATAAATGTAACGCAAGTCGTATCCCATCTCATATGCTATTTGCTCCCACGATTTTAAACAAAGATATCTTAGTTCTAAAAGTGTTTGGTATTCTATATTATTAACTTCCTTTATCATAGTCATTACTTCTTTTTTTACATCAAATAGCTTATATATATCTGATTCGATTGCTGTTCTTAAGTCTTTTATTTTTTCTTTTATATTTTCAATAGAATCTATATCTAAACTTCTATATGCAATTTTATCTTCGAACTCATTTAATAACGCTAACTGCTCAAGTTTTAGATTTATAAATTTGTCTACTTTAAGTGCTCTTCCTAAATATTCTTTTACCGTCATTATATAACCTCCTGTTACATGCATTTAATTTATTTAAAAAAGCCACCTTAGGTTCCCCCAAAGTGGCTGTATGATTAATTTTTCTCTATCATAACAATATCATAAATCAAGAGTGGCTTTCAATGTCTTTTAGTGGCGAGTTTTAAAGTTTCATCAATTTTTCTTAGTGCTCTCATATGCAGTCTTAATAGCCATCTCTTATCCAACCCCATCTCATCAGCAATTTCATCCCAGTTTCTATTATTAATATACCTCATTTCAAGTATCAGCTGATAACTTGGGTTGTCTATGTTTGAAATAACCTTCCCAATTTCTTTTTTAAGATCAATTAATCTATCTATATCCTCATTTATTTCCCTTTTAAGCTCTATTATCTTTACCACAACATTCTCCATTGGACTCGTTGTACCGTTCCCCCCTGTTACCTTTTCTTTTGACAAATCAACTGTTGTCTTTTGGGCCAATGCCTCTAATTTTTCAAGATGTTCTAATTTGCTATTTATTAGTTTGTCAAGCCATATAGCCTGCCTTAAAAACTCTTTTGCATTCATCATCTCATCCTCCTATCGGTTGTTTGAGTAGTATTATCATCTCATCCACTTGTTTGAGTAGTATTTCTCCATGATGTAGGTTTTGTATTCCTTGTCCAGTGTATTCAGCCTGTCCAATGCTTTCCTGCGGTCTTCTTTATATTCCTCTCTTGTTTTATAGAATGGGCAATCATAACAATTTTTAGATTTTAAAATCAAGCACCTTCTGTTTTTATATGCAAAGCAATTCTTTAAATCTTTACCGCCTTTATCATTTGCTTTTCTTGTCATTATTTTAACCTCCATTATTTGTTATTTTTTTACAGGTTCGAGTTCAAGATAAGTTAAAGATATATATATTTCTTTTTATATATACATATATTAATTTTATATTTATATATAAAGTTGATAATAAGTAATATACACATCTTGAACATCTTGAACCACCTTGATATTACTTATCTACAATCTTGAACCTATCTTGGACTTATGTTGAACTCATCTTGAACCTTAATCTTAATTTTGTATTTTTACAAATATTCTATATTTCTTTCCATTAACTTTTTTATCTTCAATTTTAAATCCAAACCTTTTAACAATCTGCCTTGAAAACTCTATCTGGCTTAACGGCTGATTATTGTTATTTATACAAAACTCAAGATACTTCTTGTACACTTCCTTGGTTGGCTGATTTCCTATTTCTTCTTCATAGTCCTCATAAAACTCAATTATTGGATTATTCATTTTTTCATATTCTTTTAATTCTTTTTCAACTTCAATAGACTTTGTAAATTTCTTATTTTTCTTTACCCTCTTAAGTCCTTCTATTCCTAATAAAATTAAATATTCCATTACCTCTCTTGTTTTTAACTCAAAAGCAATTTCTGGTCTAAAATCAGGGTCATCTTCAGTAAACTTTGCATTGAAAGGTATTATTAGAAGTCTTCTTTGAACTGCTCCTGTTTTGTCTCTTATCCTTGGAATATTATTTGCAGAGAATAATAATTTTGCATAGTTATTAAAATCAAATGGATCCCTTCCTTTTTTCTCTGCATTGATTCTATCACCTGTAACAAGTTTCTTAAAAAACGAAGGCTCTGCTATAAATTCATCACCTATATCATCACCTATATTTGCAAGCTTTCCAAAGAGTTCAGCTGTTTTAAATCTCTCTCCAAGTTCCTTTAAATCAAGTGCTGAAATGTTAGATGTTCCAAGCAGTGTTGTTATCATATCTAAAAATGTTGATTTTCCATTTTGTTTATCGCCAGTTAGTATAAATGCCTTTCCTATTATGTTTTTTCTGTAAAACGTGTATCCTATTAATTCTTCAAGAACACTTCTAATTTCAGCATCATTGCAGCTTATTTTATTTAATGTTCTATCTGCAAGTTCTGAATAAGCATTTGGATTATAATCCCAAGGGATTTTATTAGTGATAATATATTGGTAGGAATGTTCCTTAAATGTATTATCCGATATGTCATATACTCCATTGTTAAATGCAATTTTGTTATAATCTTCTCTACTTGGCGATACTGTATTTGTTATTAGTTCAAGGTAATTTAATGTCTCCATTCGCTTTGCTTTATTTAATTCTGGCAGGTGCTTTATCATAGCAGCTTCTATAATTAAAGGGTCGCTTACATATATACCGTCTTTAAATATATGAAGCTGGTTGTTTATTTTTATAATATGTTCTTCATCCTTAATAAACCTTGCAAACTTGTCGTGAAGAAACCTTGACTTATTATAAAAAGACTGTTTTAAAAACGCCTCATCACGAAGTATTGTATCAAGTTCCCTTTGGTCTAATGGTTCTTTTAAAATATATTTGTTTATGATAGTTATAATATTTCTTATACTATCTTTACTAAACCCTTCTGACTGAAGTGTTAGAATATAATTAAAAAGCTGCTGATTTCTGCCGTCACCTTCTTTTAGATTGATAAAATCTGGAACGTTTTTCTTACTAATAGGAATTAACCACTCTGGAAGAAAGTCAATTTCTTCAATAGTATTAATTTTATTTAGCCACCTTCTTGTCTCACCATTTACCTTTATAGGTACTAATGCATTTTGTTCCCCTATTGCCACATCTACTTTTACTCCTATTGGAGTCATTATTTTTGTTTGTTTTTTATTAACTGCTTTATTTCTAAAATAAAAATGAATACCTCTTGTTGTCTTTAAAATCGCACATTTAATATCTAAATCTTCTATAATCTTTTTTACCAGTTTTGCTTCACTTTCATCATCTATATCAATTTGAACCATACCATCAGCAAGAATACCCGCATAATCTCCACTCGTTCTACGAATATATTCATAGTTATAAAAGGATTTTTTATTACGATAAGGCTCTAAAGGTTTCTTACCATTAGTCTTAATATAACCTTTAAATATTTCCAAATTACACACCACCTTGTTAGTTTAATCCAGATTAAATGGTTGTTTTATATACCAAAATAAATCTATTTTGGTAGGTTTTAAGGCTACTTTTGGTATATAAAACCTACCAAATTACATTAAAAACCTACCATTTTAGCATGTATTTTTAATAATTTTTCGTTAAAAATAACCTGTTTTAAGCTTGTTTTGGTATAAACATACCAAATTAGATATAGTTTAAAACTTAAAATATATATTGAACTAATCTACTTCACCCACAAAATCCTCAATTCTTTTCTTTGCTAAATTTATATACCACTCTTTATCAAGGCGTCTTGGAACTCTTTTCCCTATTACACTGTCATTTAATATAAAACATTTTTCTGGTGTATTTGCTATTTTTTCAACTCTGCCATTTGGTTTAACTTTAAATACACCTTTATCATCCTCATTCTTTGATGCAAAAACTCTTAAAGTCTTCTCTGCTAATGGTTTGTCCCCATAAAGAGCATGTGAATATTTATAGGTTAGCTTAACTACCTTTTGAAACATTAAAAGTTCCCTGCAATTGTTTATAGTTTCTTCTACTGGCGTTTTGTTTATAAAATATTCTTTTAATGCCATATTAACAATTGGAAGGTCATTGTCTATTTCATTTAAAGTTTTTACATAAGCTCCCTTTGATTTGAAACTTCCATCTTCATGAATTAAAATATAGTTGTTTACATCCTTTTGATATATCTTCTTAAAAATTTCAAATTCAAGTTTCATATGCGTTCTTTCTTCCCATTCTCTGCATATTTCTTTAATTTTGTCTAAATCTGATTTCCTTTTTATTTTTCCTATTAATCCATCAGTATTAGATTGTATGAGCATCCAGTGAGGTTCTAACTTCTCTATTAAATCTAATAAAAGAAGTTGCCCAACTACACACACGTTATTAGCCTGCCTTGGGTCATATAAATTATTGAACTTGTGCTTCATGGCACCGTATGTGCTGTTTAAAACAATCTTGTAAGGTTGATGCAGAGGATTATTTTCAGTCTTTAATTTTATTCTTTCTTCATAAATTTGTTTATAAAGCTTAGGATCTTCCACATTCCTTGATAGAAATCCATACTCTATCATTAGTGTCGGATAAAACGAAACTACATCAACATTTAAAATTATTCCTTCGCCTACATATTTTTCTCTTGCACCATGTAGTCCTCCCCATGCAAATACATGTGGAACACCACTTATATCTATTTCTAAATATTTCTCATAGTTATGATTGTTTGAATCCTTATACCAATCAAGAACTTCAGTGTATTTACTTATCCTTAAATTACTTGGTATTTCTAAATCAAACTCATCATCTAGATTTGTTTTATTTGCCTTTAATATAATTGCCGCAAGTTGGGCCTTTGTTTTGCTTATATATTTAAGCGGTAATTTAAAAGCATTAAGCAGTGCTACATGGGTTTCAAATTCTTCTTTTCTGTGAAGAAATATCTCCATTGTTTGTTCTACGTCATGAGTACAGTATTTAACAACTTCCTCTAATTCTTCATCTGTTAACTTTCTATCTATTGAAAAGCTTACAGTGCTTTCTCTAATATCATTTCCCATAAACCCTTCAAGCTCTTTTAAACCATGAGTTGTTGTCATTATGTCAAATTCATTAAGCTGTATCTCTTTAAATAGAGAACTATACTGCCATCCTTGCCTTTTTTCTGATATAATATAATTTGAAATATCATAAGGGTTGAAACCACAAAGGATACCTTTTAAAATATACTGGTCGTAATGGTGGCTGTTGTAGCCTATCCAAATATAGTCTTTATGTTCTTCATAAAATGATGCTAATTGCTTAGCATCATTTATGAAGACATGCTTTTGATGTTTTTCAGGGTCTATTATGACGAAGAGCCAATCTTGGGGAAAAACCTCTGCGTCAAAGAATAGAATCATCCTTACTTAACCTCGAACACTTCAGTTATTTTAAAAGTCTTATATCCTTTGCTGGTTTCCCCATATTCAACTGCATATTCCAACTTACCATCTATAGCTTCATGAATATCAAGTATTAAATCGTTGTATTGTGAAAAACTTTCAAACTCTACTTCAATTCCCGAATCAAGTGACCTTAAAAATTCATTTGCTGTGTGTATTCCATAGGATGTGCTTAAGACTTGATTCATAAAAAGCATTGAATTTTGGTGTTCACCATTTAAAATCCTCATCCAGCAAGTTAGCATAGGTTTTCCTGTCTTTGATTCTACAAGCTCCATTTTTTCGATCTTAACCTCGTATACTCCAAATGGAACCTCCTTAAATTGTCCTTCAGCTGCTCCTACGTTTTTTAAGTCTTCCTTTAAACCTTGAATGTCAAATTCCTTGTCGAATTTTTCAAAAATACTTTTGCTTGCCATAATTATTTCCTCCTTTTTATTTTCTTGAGCGTCTGCTCATTTTTGTTTGTTCATCGTTATTTGAAGTAATTGGGTTATTATTCTTTGGTTTATCGTTATTTAATGTTTGATTAATTGAGTCCTCATTCTTATCTTCATTCTCATGTGATACTTCTTCTAAAATATATCCTTGGGCTTCTTTAAGTGCTTTAATAAACTCATCTTTATCAAGTTTTATTCTTGGAACTTTAAAGTTAAATCTACCACCACCGAAGATATTTTCATTCTTTTCAAGAAGTAAATACCTTTCATCACCATCCATATATGCTCGAACGGTTAAATCTACTGTTCCTGCTAACACATTTGCTATTTTTTCATTGATGTTTGGTTTTATTGTTGTTATCTTATTTCCATTCTTTAATGTGATTTCAGTATTTATCTCCTTTGATATATAAATCACCTGGTATCCAAGGTTTTTAAGCCTTTTTATTGCTGATAGAAATTCAGTTCTAACCATATCCCATCCTTTACCAAAGCCAGCATCCTGTTCGTGGTCTATTCCAAGTTTTTTATACATATACAACCTGCAGTGTTCATAAAGGTCCTCAATCAAATCGATGCATACTCTTTCGAAGGTATTATCTTTTCTTTCAAGCTCTGTTATTACATCAAGAAAAACTTCCCATGCCATTTTTACTTTTTTTAATCTTCCTTCAAATATTACCTCATCTGCTATTTTTACAACTGGAGATGTTGTGTTATCTATGTTTCCGTCAGTGTTTAGAAATAACAGATTAGGAAACTTATCAACAAAAGTTGATTTTCCAACGTAGCTGTCTGCATACAGCCACATATCAGGGTTAACATCAATTTTCAGTTCTCTTCGTTTGTTTTCAGGTAAAAGCATATATGTTTCTCCTCCTTCGCAATAAGTTCTATATTCACACCACTCACATAATTTTGAAGGTGCTTTTTCAAATTCAGTTTCATTTTTGATTTCTTCACATATTTTAAAAAACTCATTAACCTTTGTTTCATCGTAATCTATGTTTACTATCTCAACTTCCATATTTTCTAAAGTTTCTTTTAGCCGCTTTCTAAACTGATACAAATCCTCTGTTTTCTTTTGTCTTATTGATGTTTTGGGAATGAATATATATCCTAAATCTATTACTTTAAATCCTAATTTTTCAAGGAAGTATTTATATAAATGTAGCTGTTTCGACTGTAAATAGTTCTCTTTATTATTGCTGTATTTAAAGTCATAGATGCTTATTGTTTCATCTTTGTTTTTAATAATCAAATCTACAAACCCTACAAATTGTGGAAAGTCTATTTTGTATTCAAAAATAACTGTTGGTTCTTTATTGTGCAGTATTGAATTTAGGGCTTCTTTTGCCTTATTTACTAAATTGATTAGTTTTATAACTTCGTTTATATTTTCATCTGTTATAACAGGATACTGGTTATAATAGAACCACTCCATTTTGTCTATTCCTTCTTCTATGCCAAGATGCATTGCTGAACCAACTATTAAAGCACTATCTGGGCCATACATTGGTATTGTCCTTATTCCATCAATATATCGCAGTTTGAATTGGTATTTGCACTTTTCAAAGCATTCAACTCTACTGTAGGAAAACTGCACTGAAGCACCTCCTCTATGAGTTTTTTAAATGTTTCAAATCCTGACGGATATAAAATTATCCCAATGCCTCCTGCTGCATTTATATTTTTTACGTTCATCTTTTGAAGTTCTGTTGGACTTCCTTTTTCTGCTTTAAGTTCTATTGCCACAAATATTCCATTAATGCAACAGATTAAATCAGAAATGCCACTTCTTTGATAACCGCCTCCCCATACTTTAAAGAACCATGTGTTTGGAAGTGATTTTAGGTATTCTGTTACTTTTCTTTGAAACTCTTTCTCCTTCACTTATCCACCCTCTCAAATAAATCCAAAGTAAAATCCTGCCTTTCTTTTAAAACATCTAATATTTTTTCTTCAATGCTGTTTTTAGTTATTAGATAGTAGTAAAAGCATGTCCTACTCTGGCCTATTCTGTGTATTCTTTTCTTTGACTGCATCCAAAGTTCGCTGGATAATGGTAAACTGTGATAAATAACCTTATTAGCCCTTTGAAGATTTATGCCAGTTGCTCCAGCTTGATATTGGACTAATGTTACAGTGTTATTTTTAACTTCATAGTTTTTTAAATCAGTCCCATCACCGTTTATATATGAGACAGGTTTTTCTAATACTTCACAGATGCCTTTTAATATTTCAAATTCCTTTTTGATGTTATAGAAAACCACAACTCTATCTTCCGTTGATGATATTAAATCTTTAAAAGCTTCATGTTTATTAGAATTGTAAATTGATGATAGCTGCCTTAGGTATAATAGTTTGGTTAAAGCTGTATCACCTACTAAAGTTTCTTCATTTATTGTGATTACTCTATCTTTTTTAAATCTTGTATATTCCCTTATATTTTCAACTAAAACTAACTGTTCAATCTGATCTGGAAGATCAAATACTTCGTCAGATTTCATAAATACTGCACCGTATGATTTTAGTTTTTCTTTTAGCCTATCTATATTTTTGTATCCCACTACAACATGTATTTTAAATCCACCAACATCTATTTGTTCTGTTATTGTGTAGTGGTTATAAAAGGCCTTCTTACTAATATTCCAGCCAAGTAATCTGACTTGAGTCCAAAGTTCTTCATATTTACCGCCTGTTGGAGTTCCAGAAAGTAGTATCACATTTGTTGGGTTTAGATTTAGTATGAATTTTGTTCTCTTTGATGTTTCACTTTTTATATACTGTGATTCATCAAGCAATAATGTAAAATTCTTTAATTGTTTTAACTGTGGCCTTCTCCATATCAAATCGTAATTTATGATAATTACACTGTTTTGTGGCATAGATTCAATAGGCTGATTTTTATAAATAACCACGTTGTATGCATAGTAGAATTTAAAATGCTCCGCCCAGTCATTTATCTTTGACTTTTGGCATATTAGAAGATTATATGGTGCATTTAACTGTTTCATTTTTTCAGAGCCTAAATATGTCTTCCCTAAACCCATATCAAGGTAATATGCTACTCTGTTTAGATTTTGGGTTTGCTCCAATGCTTGTAATTGGTGGGGATATAAGTTTATTTTTATCACCTGCCTAAACAATATTTCTTTCAACTGAACCTTTTATTAATAGCCTAAACGTTTCTCTTCCTTTTGGGGTAATTAACGTTTGTGTTCCTACCCAACCAGTTTTATCATTTTTTGCTTCTTTAATTTCGAATAGACCTTCATTTTTGTCTGCATATGGTTTTAAATTTCCTTTTTTATCACGATAGATGTATTTTTTATCTATTAAAAATCCTATAAAGTCCTTTTCCTTTATTTTTAATTCCTTAGCTGTATCTCTAAAATTAGTAAGCAGATTTTTTTCAACAAGGTCATCAAAATATTCTGCTTTTGGTCTCATAATTTCATTTTCAACACTTAGCTTTGAATTTAGTAATTTAAGAGATTGTATATGATTCTCCGCCATCTTTAATGCTCTTGACATTACCATTTCAGGTGTATTCCATGCCTGTTCAATAGAAAGAAAATATTGTCGTGCTATTTTCCCCTTTTCAGTTCTTTGAATCATACACAGCTCTTTTGCCATAGGTATTGTTAAATAATAATCTGTTGTGGGCTGATGGTTTTGGGGGTGGTCAAAAATGACCGGGGTATAATCTATTCCCTCTGTAAACCCATATTCACACATCCTGGGAAACCAATGTCTAAACTCTGTCCCAATCTCTAAAAACTTGTGAAGTTCTCTTGCTGATACTGTTGGTTCTTCTCTGCTGTAATCTACTTTTATTAATTCATTCATGCCTTTTTCCTCCTTTATATTTTTTTAGCCTCTTCAAATATATCAACATAATCTTCAGGTTTAACTTCTATTAATTTTTCTGCACCATATTTTCTTAAAAGTGTTTTAATTTCTTTTACCTTCCCATTTTTCATTTTTTCTGTTAGTACCATGCTTATATCATGAATAGTAATATCTTCTTGATGATTATATTGTTTTGCTCTTGCTCGATATTCTGCTGCAAGCCTTTCAAATTCTTCTGCCAGCACTAAATTTATATCATTCATAGATTTCACCTCCTTCCCTTTCATGCTCTCAGAGCAAAGTCTTTAATAATACTCTTTATTATGGTAAGATCATTACCTGTTAACTGCAGGCTTAATCTTCTTAAAAGTTCTTCTTGTTCTGGTTTTAGATACTTTTGGTTCAATTTATAACCATCCATAACTCTAACCCCGCCACCATTTCCTCTAATTGTTTCAACCGGGTAAGAAAGTGATAGGATGTTTATATCATTTCTAATAGTTCTTTCTGTAACTCCAAACTCAAACGCTAAATTCTTCATAGTATCCTGCCTTCTTTGGCATAATACTTCTATTATTTTCATTCGCCTTTCATTTGGTCCCATCACTTTCTCACCCCCTTTCCCTTGCTCTGTAGCTTTATATTAAATTTCAAATAGGAAGGTTTTTTTCCTATTTGAAAAATTTTTTAAATAAACCTTAAATTTTATAATGTAAATTTTCCTTTACAGATACCTAAAAATACTTAACTCCTTATTTCTAAAAACAGTTTAATATAGAAATAAACTGCTATGGCGGACATTTCATGTCCGGTTATTGTGTAGCTATTTTAAGGACTTTAAGAGTTGAAAATAAAAGAAGCCTCATATTAACCTAACAAATAGGCTAAATATAAGGCTTCTTTACAATATGTTTATAAAAAAAGCGGACATTTCGTGTCCGTCTTATAAAAATTTTTTATATTATAGTGGCTTTGCACCACACTGATTTAAAAATTGTCTTATTTCATCCATTGACTTTGTGTATTGGCATGTTAACACAAAATTATACCACTGATGGTCTCTATTGTTTAAATTTAGTGAATGTGGAGATTTACTAATAATATGGTTACTTATCATTGGTGGAAGATTTAATGCAAGACAAATTACAATTAATGATTCAATTGAACCATTTGTTTCCCCATTAACAATTCTCCTTATTGTTTTCTCATTAAGCAATGTCATTTCTTCTAATTCCTTATATGTTACACCTCTCCATTCAATGACCATTTCAAGTGATTTAGTATAACTATTGGGTAGTTCATTAAAAATTCTTGCTTCCTCCTCTAAAACATCTGCAAGTATCTTAATCTTTTTTTCTTGAGATGCATATTGAAATCCATTATTAAATTTTAATTCAAAATCTATATTTGAACCTTTATCACGATTTAGAAAACACTCACTATGATAACTTTCCTTAAATCCTGATTTAATTGATAGATCAAAAACTAAACAGCACTCTTCCATGTGAGTTCTTGCATAATCAGTTAATATAGCATATCCATTTTCATCTCTTGTTACATATTTAGGATGTTTTAAAACAAAATGTGAATCTACATATATGTAACTACCTTCTTTTATCAAAGCAGATAATTCTGGATCAATAAAACTTTGTATAGCTGCGTCTATTGCACTAATTGAAAAGGTCTGATTTCTTTTTAAAAAACCTTTTTTAAAACAATGTGGTCTGATATAATGACCATCTATATAAGTAAAAGTTCCTATTGCTTCTTCATATCCTACATCAATCATTCGAATTTTAGCTGCTAATCTTGAAACACCAAAAAATAAAGCCAATTCATCAATAACTGGTTCCATTACATCTATTATTTTTTCTGTTTGTAATAATTGTTTATATTTCTTTATAAGTTCAAATGCCTTTTCTTTAAATGTTGAAATTGGCATTTGTATCCTTGGGGTAAGTGCATTTGCCTGCCATTCCATCCATTCAGTTGCATCCCTGTTACTATCTTTTATTCCACCTACTACTTGACATTTTATTTTTGTTGCACTACTGTTATATAACCTTTCCAATTCAAATGCCTTTCTGTGTAGAGCCCAATGAACGCACTCATGAACAATAGTATTATTAACAGATCCAAGGTTACGTAGAAAGTATGCTTTCGGATCTACAAAAATAGTTTTAGCATTTACATGAATTTGAACCATTTTATCACTGTTTTTATCATAGAATTCTGCTTCGCAATCATGAAAAAAAATTTGTCCAAACACTGTAAAGTCCTTTGTAATATCTCTAATTTCTATTTTAAGACCTATTTTTTCTGCCAATAATTGTGGGTCAACTGCCATCGGAGTCTTTAATGCTTCTGGATAATTTTTGCGTAGAAATTCTGTGGCAACAGATTCTAATTGTTCACTATAAATAAATGGAACAAGTGAATCTGACATAGGTTTGGGCTGCTTACTTTTGATTTTATACCCAGTTAAACTGTAAATTTTAAAGTCATCTAAATTACAGTCTAAATCTCCAGAACATTTTAATACAAACCACTGCACACAATTTTCAGATTCATCATAGTGATAGTCTGACTCTCTTACTTCAAATTCAGCTTCTACTACTACATCAAATTCTATCTTCATGCCTGGCAAGTCATTGACATTTACAAATTTCACTTCGATATCTGATAATTCAATGCCACCAATTTTTCTAACTTTATATAACCACAAGTCTAAATTATTATAGTTATATTCAATATAATCCTGAATGGCTTCAAATAACTCATTTTCAAATCTATTTGCTATATATTCTGTAAAGGAACGATTAGCTGCCAATATATCATCTCCTTCAAATAGGCAGTTTATATTATTTATTTTTATCTGATGTTTTTAACTTTTTATCTTTAGGTAAATTATAACATCATTTTACATAGCTTATAATCAAAAATTGTCGTTTAATACAAATTTTTCTGATAATATAAACAATAATATAATTAATGCTTTTGCTACAGAGCTTTTGGCACCAATTGCTCTACTTAAAAATATTCATTGTCTAAGCCCTGCTATGATTCAAGCCATGTGCAATGTTTCTGAAGAAGCTTCAATGTATATTTTTGATAATGTTAAAAAATATGGGCATTTAGGTATGTATTCTAAGGTTGAATCTTTATTTAAAGAAAGGTTTTCTGATTTTGTTATGAGTTTTGGATGATAAGAAAGCCATAACCTTAATTCGATTAGGCTATGGCTTGATATTTTAATGTTCCATATCATCTGGTGTTGCTTTAATTGCTTCATATTCAATTTCTTCTTTTTTAGGACAGGGTAATCTTTTTTCACCTAACATACAAAATTTACAATAAGCATTTCTATTATTTTCACATATACACTCATTATTACATTCCTCATAGCAATTTTCATTTATATAATCTAAAAATGAACCATAGAAATATGATGATATTAATTCTGCCATTTCTTCATCTATAATATTTTTTAATTCTGTAAACATAGCATTCGCCATATAATTGGTAAATTCTATGTAGAAAAAGTTTAGTGCCGTTTGTTTTTGTAGCCTTTTTGGCAAATTATTTAGTTCAAGTCCTCTTTCTATCATCCATTTAAAACTAATTTCTTTCATAGGATTTTTTATACATTCATTTTCGCAAGTTTCACATGTTTTCATAAATTCCTTAGCCTTATTAAACATTACAAATAATATTTCCTTTTGTTGTTTACTATTTATTATATCAAATTTATACAATAACGACCCCATTATATTTAATACTTCAATTAAAAAATAATCTATATTATTTACTGGATATCCTGAATGCTCTATATATTCATTTACACTAAAATACTTATCTGTTATTTCTTCTATTTGTTCAAATCGATTCCTAAGTATTTCTATCTCATCATCTTTTCTCATACAGCAATTTTTATATTTTTTACCACTACCACAATAGCACAAATCATTTCTTCCTATCTTTTTCCTATTACTTGAACTCTCAATAACTAAGAATTCATCTTGCTTTTTTCTTTTAAACTCCAAAATTATCACCTGCACTTTTTAACTTATATTTAAAAACTAAATACTTCAAATTTTATACTCATCTCTACCTTCAGCTACTAATTCTGTTGTTATGTAATCATCTTCCTCCAATTCATCTACTTCATTTTCACACATCTTTTCAACCTGCTTCATTACTATATCCATTGCCTTTTCTGCCTGCTTTGGTGGGTAGTTGTACTTTTTAAGTAGCCTTTTTATAATCGTCCTCATCTTTGCCCTTGCCATTGTTCTTTTGCTCCAGTCAACCGTTATGTTGCTTCTTATAGCTTCTGTTAATTCATGTGCTATTTGTTTTAGAACCTCATCACTCATAAATAACTTTACTGCATCATCTGCTGTTAAGGCATCATAAAAGGCTATTTCATCTTCTGAAAGGCCAAGGTTCATATCTTCCTCCCTTGCCTTTTGTATTTCCTTTGCAAGTTTTATAAGTTCTTCAATTACTTCTACATTTGTTATTGCTTGATTCTTGTATTTATTTAATGCCTTATCGAGCTTTTCTGAAAACTTTTCAGACTTTACTATGTTTCTTTTTTCTATTGCTTTTATCTTGCCTTCTAAAAGCTTCTTTAGCATTTCAACAGCAAGGTTCTTATATTTTATAGTTCTTACTTCTTCTAAAAATTCATCTGACAATATTGATATATTAGGTCTTTCAAGTCCTAATGTATCAAACACATCTATTACTTCCTCTGATATTATTGTCTTTTGAAGAAGCTGATTTATTCTATGCTCTATCTCTCTTTTTGAAAGCCTATTTGTTGACTTATTCTCAAGCTTTACAAGGCTTGCTTTTACAGCTTTAAAATAGCTAACCTCAAGTGCTGCAGCTCTTCCTTCCTTAGTTGATGCACAAAGTGAATGGGCTTTAGAAAGTTCTACAACTGTGTTTTTAAATTCTTTTTGATCTTTTTCTTCCATTGAAAGCACAAAATCCATTCCTGCTGTTATTGCTCTTATTCTTTGCATCTCAGTTCCATTTATATATCCTGAATAGTCGAGTTTATGGAACATATCCTTTAAAATTTCGAGTTTTTCAAGCATTATAGATACTGCAACAGAAGTGTCTATACCAGTTGTCTTCTTATCACTTTCTGTATAAACTTTAAGTGCTTTTTTTAGGCTTTCAAATATTCCAATATAATCAACTATTACTCCACCTGGCTTATCTTTGAAAACTCTATTTACTCTTGCTATTGCCTGCATTAGGTTATGCCCCTTCATTGGCTTGTCTATATACATTGTGTGCATTGATGGAACATCAAATCCCGTAAGCCACATGTC